ATATGTGCTTGTTAAGCTTGGTTTTGTCCAGTTAGTCATTTAAACACCTCTTACAGTAAAGTCTACAGTTCCAGCAACACCGTTGCCATTGTTATCAAACAAAAATACTTTAAAGCCATCTGCGGGGTTTGCAGCATCTACAAAATCATAAATAGCATATTTTGCACTAGAACTTGACCCCCTAATTGTAAGAGAAATAGCATCAACATCTACAAAAGTTTCAGTGAAATTAACTTGTTTACCATTTCCTTGACTGTCTGATGCCGTTACAGTTGTACTTCCTTGATCTGTTTTTCGTTTTAAAAATGTTTTTATTTTAAGACTTTTAATTTTTACTAAATCATCATTATTAGCTCCATCAAAATCAAATTTTACTTTAATATATCGAAAATTAGTTCCTAAAACATTTGTATTTCCTTGTCCTTTACTTGTAAAACTGACGTTATCTAATGATGTAAATATCTCTGGAGTGATTGTCGTTGAGCCAATAGTTTCAGTTGAATCAAGACCTAGTGTTGCTTCTATTCTGGTGGACGCTATAACTGCACCTGTATCTATGACTTCTTCGTAGCTTCCTGAGTTTTCAGTAGGTAAAGCATAAACAGTGGTAGCACCATAAACCCCAAAAGTTCTAGACGTATCGTTGTTGTTAGGGTCAAAGTGTTCTTTCCAAGTTCTTGTATTATTGACATTAAAGAACAAACCTCCATCTGATAAGAACCCATTAACTATCGTACCGCTAAATGTACTGTCAACTTCATCTGTTAACACAAAATCTGGAGGTTGATTTACGTTTGCTGTTGTATCTTCTTGACTACCTTCTACGCCTGCACTATTAACAGGAATTAATATATATGTGAAATTACCGCCAACTTGTTCAAAAACAGTAGTAAATGTTCCTTGTTTTTGTCCAACCAAATTAGCTGCGTCAGTTGTATTTCTGTAAATGTTATAATGAATAATTGGAAGTTGATTAGCTGCTACTAAACTTTCTTGCCACCTTAATAAAACATTATTGTCAATAACTTCATTTTTTAAATTTGTAACTTTAGAAGGTATTGCTACAGTAAACAATACTTCTTCTAACTCCCCTTCATTGTTATTAGTATCAATCGCCCTAACAAAATATTTTTGCTGTGAATCTGTCCATAAAACTCTTTCTGTTACCTGTGTTCCATTTTGTTGAAAGTCTGCTATGCCAGCAGTCGAGGCAGTACTAGCTTCCCTATAAATTTTATAATCTTTTATTGGAAGACCATTACTTAAAGGTGTAACTGAGTCCCAACTTACAAATGCACTATCTGATTTAATAACTGCTGTAAGATTAAGAGGTTTAGGTGGAGCAGCTAAAACAGCATCAGGAAAATTAGCTATACCAGTTCTACCTATTTCACCTCTAAAACCGTTTGCGTCTAAAGCTACAACAAAAAACCTAACAGCAGTTCCAACCACAAAAGTTGAATCAATATCTAGTACATAACTATCAGAATTTATTTTATCGACTAATGTTGCATTATTTATATCAGTAATTGAATTACTACTTCGTCTAATTTCGTATTCTTTAATTTTTGTGTTTCCTTGTGTAGGTTCAGTCCAAAATAATCTAAGTTTTGTACCTTCAAAATTAATATTTATATTTGGTGCTGCTGTTTTTACAAACGGAATGATTTTTGATGTTAATGCTCCTTCTTTACCAATAATGTCAAATGCTTTTATTTTTATATTTCTGTCAGTATTAAAATTAACAGGCAATGTAAAAGTCGTAGAACTTACCCTACCTAAACTTGTACTATCATCAAAAATTTCATATTCTTTAATAGCAAATTGACCAGTTCCTAATTCTGGTTCTGTCCATTTAATAATTAAATTATCATCCTTATATTCATGTGTAATTGTATTTACATCAATGGTTGGTGGATTATTTATTGTGATAGATGTTGATCTATTTTGAGAGCTTAGATTTCCATCAGAATCAATAGCTTTTATTGAATAAACTTTTGCATTATCAGTTTTACTTGGCAAAGTTGGAACTAAAACATTTGTTGTATCAAATTCACCAATTAATATTCCTGTATCAAAATTACCACCATCTTTAATAACATAACCTCTTATATCTAGATCACTAAAATGCGGAGGTTCAGCTTCTATTGCAGTCCATGATAATTGTATTCCTAAATTAGGATCTATTTCTCCTGCAAATGTATCACTTACCCTACTAGGAGGTGTATTTTTACCTTGAACTGTTAAAGAAGTCTCTAAAGTATCTGTTGATTTCCTTCCTGATGCACTTATGCTTTTAATTTTAAAATTAAATATAGAACTTGTTGCAGTATTCACATTTACATCATCAATATCAAAACTAGGACTTTGAGTTGTTACAACAATTTCTGATTTATTGTCCTGATTGTAAATAAGCTCATATTTATTTACACCGTCAACAGGTTTCCATTGAACTATTACTCGAACTTTTACTTGATCTCTGTATTTATAAAGAGATTCGATTGGATAATTTACAGTCGTCCCATCAGACAAACTAGCTATAGCAAACCTTTCTGGTGCTTGAGGTATCTCATCAAGGTTAGTAATATCACGATGTTGTAAAGTTTCAAGCTGTTCTACCACTCCATACTTACTTTCATTATGTGAAACGGCTGAAATGTTATAAGTAAAATCATCACCTTCTTCTACAGCAACAACTTTAAATTGATTTGAACTTATAGTTTGACTTGGAGTTCCGGTTGTTTCTAAAACCCATATACTTCCTATATTTGGAATCTTATTTTCAAAAGTATCAATATAATCAGGATTTTCTTGTAAAGTCTCTAAATATGGTTCATTGTTATTTGAATCTTTTATTTTTATTTGAAATTTACCAGTAATAGTTATTTTTTTATTAGTAGGATCAATAGATTGAACTGCTTTTTTACTTACTTGACCATTAGGCATAATGACACTTACAAAACCACTCAAATTTGGCAAATTATTTTGATCAGTTGTAATAACGTGATTACTTCCTACTGTTTGCATATTAATTATTCTTCCTGCTAGTCTTACACCACTTTTCACCTCATCTTGAATTTCTATTAACATTCCCGGCCTGCATAAAGCTCCTGCTTCTAATGTTGTTGTAAAACTAACTGTCTCTATTTCTGTTGCAACTGTTGTTAAAAACCATTTTCCAAGTCTTCTTGCTTGAGTTCTTGATGTTACCCCAAAACTATCTATATTTTTAGAAATAGCTCCATACTTATTTATTTCATCTTGATTAATGACTTCTTCATAAGCAGCATCTCGTAATTCATTATCAAAATATTTAACTACAACTATATTTGCACGAGTTTTTTGTGATACTCCAGAATATGTAAAACCGTCTTCAGTTACATTAGTTTTATTAAATAAAAAAGAAGGATCAATACCTTCTTTATCTTGAATCATAGAAATAGATCCAGCAGAATAAAGTGGCATGCCACGAAATACAGAAGACAAAGAATTTATAACCTTAAAAGCATCTTGTCTTTTTCTTAAAACACAATTCAATGAAAATCTTGGTTCTTTTATTGTTTCTACATTTCCATCATTTCTTCTGTCTTTAAAAGTTACAAGTTCTGAACTATATTTACTTATTGCATAAAAAGAATATATATCCAAGTTTGCGAGTTTTACAAATTGACCAGTGCCATATCTTTCTGACAATAAAAGATCTAGCAGGCAAAAAGCAGGATCGTTTGTATATTGGGCTGCTGTAAGTTGACCATTAAAAATATAGCCATTGGGATAATGTATAAATCCAAAACTCTTAATTTGATTTGCATTAGTTATACCTAAACTTGCAGCTTGAGTAGCGTTTCTTACTACAACTGGTGTACCAGTTGAATTTGAAGCTGGTATTCTTACCTTTATACCATTTATTAAATATGATCTTCTAGGTATTGAATTAAATTGTTCAGCATCTATCTTTAAACCTACTAATGCTGAGTTTGGATAATTTAATACTCTATTAAATTTACAACTACCATTAACGACATTTTTTGATTCTGTATGTTGAATTTTAAATGACGTAGCATTAACAACTTCAGTTACAACAAAATTACCATTAGAAGGGCCAGCATAAGATCCATTACTTACTTGATTGCCATTACTAAAAATAAATTGATTATTAGATCCATCAGTTATAAACTCAAATCCTAAACTATCTCCTAAAACTTTTAAATGGTCCTCAGAAGTATTAACTATAATAGTATTTCCAGATTGAGAATATGTAGCTTGTATAGGATTATCAAATTCTTTTATTAATTGATAAGAACCTACTTGAAAAGTACTTGTATGATTTATTAAGTTATCTGAGCTATTTGCATTAATAGTTGTATCATCATCAGTCAAACGAGAAACTTCAAAAGTGACAGGGAAGTTATTTCCTGATATATCAAAATTGTATTGTCTTGTATATAAATCACCAGTTCTACCTTTAATAGTTTCAGTTTTTAGAATTTCAGTGCTTTGTCCACTTTGTTGCTTAGAAAATCTGAACTGAACTTCAGTTCCTAAAGTATCACCATCTTTATTTACTTTTTGTAGAGCTAAAAACCTCATATCAATTAAAACTGAAGTAACAGATGGATCTGTAACAGTAAAAGAAACAGGAGCAGCTTTAGTAACAGTTCTAGTTAGAGAAACAGGTGTTGAGGACGTATTAAATCCTTGTAAAACAGATTGAATAGCAGTACCGTTGTTTTTTTGTATAGAAACATCTAAAAAATTATCAGTTCCATCAGAATTTTTCAAAGGTGTATTATTTAAAAATATTGACTGCATAAAGCTATTAGTAAACCCACCGGGATCATGTAGCCCCTCTATTTCACCTTCAGATATTAGATCTAGTATATTTGCAAAACTTTTACTATTTAAAGAATCTTTTGCTGTAGTAGGAGTTCGAGAACCTCCTCCTCCACCTTTACCGCCTCCTCCACCTCCGGAGCCTTTTATAAAATCATTTGTCATTTTGTCTAAATATCAGAAGTTGAGATTTTTGCTGAAATTGGAATAGATCCTGTTAAAACATGACCATAACAAACTGGGACAGCTATGCCCGCCCTAGAAGTATTTTGAACACCGCTAAAATTGAATGATTTAGTTGGGTCTTCTTCCTCTTCTGGTGTCTCTGGTGTTGGTGACAATAAGCCTGCAATACCTCCTAATACTAAAAGCAAACCAATATTACCAACTAAAGCCATACCAGCAGCACCTCCAGTAAAACCTCCTAATCCTAAACTTAAAGGATTTACTGCACCTCCAGAAAAAGCAAAAGCAGCACCAATCAAAACTACACCAGCAATTATTCTTCCAACATTACCTGATCCGCTAATAACAGGAATAATTTTAATATCACAATTATTATTAGAAAAATTTAATTCTTCTTCTTTTATACATTCATCACCGCAATATACTTGATAATTATTTTTAATTATATGATTTTCTGCACCTTTAAAATTAGTTATTAAGAAACGAACAGCATCAATAGGACTGTTTAAAACTGCTTCAAAAACATCGTTTCCTCCGCAAATGTCTATTAATTCACCATAAAGTTTTATTTTATTTAACATAGCGAATCCTTTTTCCGGTACATTTCATGAGCCATTCTCCATAAAAGTCTCTTGAACTTAGTCTACCTTCAATATGATGTAAAATCATTTGATTTTTTAATAGTACACCTATATGATTTAAACCT